CCCGAAGCGCCATGGCTGGGACGAGGAGAAGTTTATGTACTACGCTGACGCTATGGGCTTCGCGTTCATTGACTCCACTGCGGAGGGCAAGAACAACGAGCGGGTTAGTTTCAACCAGTACCAAGTCCTTGACATGTCCCTCGGTCAGTATATCGCTGCCCAGATGCAACTGCTCCAAGCTATCAAGCAGGAGTGGGAGGAGCTGCTTGGCATTAGCCGCCAGCGTAAGGGACAGATTACTGCCTCTGACGGTGCAGGTACGACGGAGAATGCTATCGCTCAGTCCACGGCAATGACCGAGGAAATCTTCCGTAAGTTCGAGAAGTTCGAGCAGAAGGAAATGCAGGGCCTGCTGGATGTCAGTAAGCACGCGTTCCGGGAAGGCAAGAAGATTCAGTACATCGCTGACGACTACCGCAACAAGTGGTTGGACATCGACGGCGCACAGTACAGCGAGAGCGAGTTCGGCATCTTTGCCAAGAACGCTAGCAAGGAGAACGAGAAGATTCGCACCATGCGGCAGATGGCTATGTCGTTTGCACAGAACGGTACGGGCGCTGGTACTATTGCTGAGATTCTTGACGCTGACAACTTTGCACGCATCAAGCAGCTTGCTAACAAAGCTGAGAAGAAGCAGGAAGAGTTGCAGCAGATGCAGCAGCAGGCAGCTCAGCAACTGGAGCAGTCTAAAGCGCAGGCTGAGCAGAATAAGCTTCAGATGGAGCAGGCCTTTGAAGGTGAGCAAAACCAGCTGGACCGAGACAATAAGATTCAGGTCGCTACTATCAACGCGGTGTCTAAAGATACCGACCACGATAACGACGGAAAGACGGATTAAAAGTCCGATAGATAATAAATCATACGAATCGCTTGTATGAGTGGAGCGTATGTGTTAACTTCACAACAGAATGTCAGAAAACAAAGGTCTGGGCATCGACAACCTCGGTTCCGTCGATTGGCTAAATGACAGCTCTCCGGCACCCAAAGAGGCGGAGACCCAACAAGAGCAAGTGGCTGAGCCCAGTGAGGCAGCCCCTGAGACGACGGAAGTAGAGGCAGCAGAGCCGACCACCGAAGTCCCCGTAGAAGAAACCCCCGAGGTTCAGAACGAAGTCGAAGAGACCGTTGATGAGCCTGTGGCAGATGAACCAGTTGCGGAAGCAGCTGAGCCTAGCGTTGAAGACGCTGGCATGTTCGCCACACTCGGCGCTAAGCTGGGTTATGAAGTGGAGGGTGACTTCTCTGAGGACTACGACGGACTCGCTGAGTACACAACCGCCGTAGGACAACAGATTGCTAACGAGCAGCTGGAGAAGATTTTCGCAACAATGCCTGACGTCAAGGAGTACTACGAGTATCGCGCCAACAATGGTGACCCGCTCAAGTACTTTGAGGCACAGCAAGCCGAGATGGACTACCACAACGTAGACATCCAGAATGAAGCAATCCAAAAGCGGGTTCTCATTGACGGCATGCGGCAGCAGGGCTTTGGTGACGAGGACATCGCACGTATGGTAGAGTCTTACGAGGACGCCGGCATTTTGGCTGATAACGCAAACATTTACTTGCGTCAGCTGCAGGCTACTCAGGGACAGCGCAAGCAACAGCTTCTCGCTCAGCAAGAGCAGGAGGCGGTTCAGCAACGCGCGGCTGCAGAAGAGTACTGGAACAATGTGCAGTCTACTATCAACCAAGGCAACTTGAAAGGTATGCAGATTCCAACGCGTCAGCGAGGCAAGTTTTACGAGTGGATGACCACTCCAGTAAACGAGCAGGGCTTTACGCAGCGGGACCTCGACCGTCAAAATATTGACCAAGAGACGGCTCTTGCCGTAGAGTACTTGCTCTACCAAGGGTTTGACCTGAAGAAACTGGCGTCGAACGCGGCGTCTACTCAGAAGGTTTCGGCTCTTAAGTCTAAACTCACTGCTGCTCCGAGTGCGGGTAGCCGTATGAAGTCCCGCACTAAATCGGGCACAACTAAGGCGAACACGATTCCTTCTCTGAAGGACTTGCTGTAAGCCCGCAAATCTAATAATCAGTCATGGCTGATAATCTGAAGAAGTTGCGGTTGTATGAGGATACCTTCAACAGCGAAGGTATGACCGACGAGAACTCGTTGGCTAATGCTCTCCTTACTCAACCCGACGTTTTGTCCCCGGTGATTACTCACCTCAGCGGACGTGAAGACAAGCGTTTCCCCCTGTCCTTCCTCACTGAGGGTCTCGGAAACGTTAAGTACATCAACGACATCGAGTATGATTACCCGGTGATGGGACGCATCAACAAGTCTGTTGCTGCTGTTGCCAACACGGACATCTCTGTTGCTGGTGGTACGGTTACCTTTGCCGAGCGTTGGTTCAACAAGAACTACGTTATCGAATTCGGTGACACCAACAACACGCAGCTGCGTATCACGGGTGACCCCACCCCCGGTGCCGGCGGATTCGTGTATCCTGTCCAGCTCGTGACGTCCGATAGCTCTGCTACGGTTTCTTCGTCCGACCTCGCTGGCATCCTCGCAGTTCAGCTGTTCGCTGCTAACGCCTTCTCCGGAAGCCGTGGCACCGAGAGCAACTGGGTGGCTCCGTCCAAAATGCGCAACCAGATTTCTCTGCTGCGTAAGTCTTACCGCTACGAGGGCAACATGCCTGACCGCGTTGTGAACTTCGAGTTCAACGTCGGTGGTCGCACGACCAACTTGTGGTACGATTTTGAGGAGTACCAGCACATGCTGCGTTGGAAGGAGGAGTGCGAGCTTGCCATGTGGTACAGCAAGTACAACCGCGACGCTAACGGTGTTATCCACCAGACTGACGAGAACGGAAAGCCTGTGCCTCTCGGTTCCGGTGTGCTCGAGCAGATTCCTAACGTTGATACTTACAGCCAGTTGACTGCTGCTAAGTTGAAGTCTGTTGTGCGTGACGCTCTCTATGGAGCTTCTGACGCTGCTCAGATGAACATCGTTCTCTTCACCGGCCTCGGTGGTATGGAGGAGTTCGACAACGCTATGAAGGAAGAAGTGTCTACTGGTGCTTACATCAAGAACACTGACCCTGCTAGCTTCATCAGCGGAAGCGGTCGTAACCTGAGCCTCGGTGGATTCTTCACCCAGTACCAGCACATCGACGGACACACCATCACGGTGCGCCACTTGCCTTTGTTCGACCACGGTGCTCGTGCCTTGGCTTCCGAGCGTCACCCTGTTACGGGTCTCCCAATGGAGAGCTACCGCATGGTGTTCCTCGACATGTCTGTCTACGACGGAGAGAACAACGTTGCAATGGTAACGCGTAAGGGCCGTGAGCTCATGCGTTGGGCTGTTGCTGGTGCTAGCGTGCCTCCCGGATTCGGTGGTAACGCTCTCCGCGCTACTGACGTTGACGGCGCCGCTGTCCACTTCCTGAAGGAAGCTGGTATCAGCATCCGCCGCGCTACGAACTGCCTGCACCTCGAGTGCGTGGCTAGCTAATCGTAGTCTAATTCTTACAAAAGGGGGAGGGTCGTTTGGACTCTCCCCTTTTTTGTTTATATTAGTATATGCCTGCTGCTAAAAAGAAATCTTCAAGTAAGAAGAAAGGCGCCATGAAAGGCTGCAACATCAAGAATGGTTGCAAGTCTAAGAAGGGCGGCTTGACTGCTAAGGGCCGCAAGCGCATCAATCGAAAAACTGGTAGCAACCTTAAGGCTCCTCAACCGGGCGGAGGCGCTCGCAAGAAATCTTATTGCGCTCGCTCTGCTGGACAAATGAAGAAGTTTCCTAAGGCTGCTAAGAACCCTAACTCACGTTTGCGCAAAGCCCGTAAGCGCTGGAAATGCTAACAGCATGAAAAAGAAGATTAGTCAAGTCAAGTCTGCTAAAGACATGTACAAGTACGGCGGCATGACCAAGGGAGAGATGATGCTGCACGGCGGCAACACTAAGCCTATGGGCAAGTTTAACGGGCACCGTTGCGAGAAGCGTAACATGTGCGAGAACATGACGGGCTACAAGTTTGACGCTAACGGCGTTGGAACTCGTGGTACCAAGAGCGCCGCTAAGCCTCGTCCTAAGAACTACACCGGGAAGTAATGGGTAAGTTGTGTGCACGCGGCAAGGCTGCCGCCAAGCGTAAGTACAAAGTGTACCCGTCTGCGTACGCCAACGGCTATGCTGTGCAGGTGTGCAAGGGTACTAAGCCTGACTCTTCTGGTAAGAAGAAGACGGCCTCTGGCTACAAAAAGAAGCGGAAGAAGTGAGCCTTCGCCGCTGGTTTAAGGAGGACTGGAAAGATGTCCGTACTGGTAAGTCATGTGGGCGTAAGTCTGCAAAGGGTGGCTCGGACCGGCCGTACCCATACTGTCGTCCAAGCAAGCGTGTTAATTCTAAGACCCCCAAGACGTCCGGTGAGATGTCTAAGTCCGAGAAGCGTAGCAAGGTTCGCGAAAAGGCTAGTAAAGCAAACGCCGGCAAGAAGCCAGACCGCGTGTCTTCCACTAAGCGCCGCACCCGTAAGAAGTAATTTGGTATATTGATACAGCTTATGTATCTTAGTTGCACAGAATGACCCTGTTGGGTCTTTTATAGCAACATCTAGATATGCAGAAGACTGTATTTATTTACCGTCGTCCGAACACGACTAATCTCCCGGACGATGTTTACGTGGAAGCTAAGCGACGCATTGGCTCCGTATACACCAAAGGTGGTGACATCCTCAAGGGATTGACCATCGCTGAGCAGAAGAAGTGGCTCCCCGAAATTCTTGGCATTGCACCGACCGAAGCTGGTTGGGCTAAGGAGGCTCGCCGCTACTTTGCAAACCTGACTATTGAAGTTCCCGCTGAAGGCGTTACGCTCAACATCGCTATGGATGAGGAGGGCAACCCTATCAACGTGGTTGACTACATCAAGTACCGTTTCGCTATGGACCATCCGCACGTTTCTACGGATGAGAACAGCAACGCCGGACGTTACTTTATTTCCGACCCGCAGAAAGAAGAGGCTGCTGCTGTTGCAGATACCCGTTTGCGTAAGGATGCTTACAAGCAACTTATTCTCTTGGGCGATGACGCTGACCGCGCTATCCTTGTGCTTAAGGCCGCTGGTGTGCGCACCGCTGACCTGACGCCGCAACAGGTTGAGTTGGAGCTTGAAGACATGCTAGAAGATAACCCGAACGAGTTTATCCGCATTTGTACTGACAAGAACCTTGACACTGTCGCCCTGATTTGGGATTGCGTCGAGGCCGGCGTGATTCGTAAGAGCGGCAACACCTTCTTGTTTGGTGACGAAGTTCTTGGAGATGACATGGAGCAGGCAATTCGTTTCCTTGGTCTCAAGAAGAACAGCTCTATGCTGTTGGACATCAAAGCTAAGCTCAAGGCTTTTAGCTAATAGTCCTATAGGTTCCAGTGGAAAGGGCTCGTCATTTGGTTGGCGGGCCCTTTTTGTGTACCTTAGTGCTGGAATCTTAATACTTTCAGGATGGCAAGAAATAACTCAAAAGTCATCTATCAGGGTAAACCCATCTACTTTGATGATGCTAATGAGGCACGCTTAATGCGTGACCTAATCGATGGCACTGCAACAAGTGACAACGAAAGAACACGGGATACGCAAACGGAAATAGACGCAGCGTTAGCCGCAGGGCTTGCGGGGCAAGCTGGCTATGAACACACGGGCGCATTCGCTGACAAACCCCTTAGTAATAACTACGTCTGGCAAGCCGGAGGTGGTATTAATATTTCGCAAGCAGAAGTAGACGCAGGTACATACAAGGTGTTTTCCCTTAGCAGCGCAGTACACGCAGCGGTAGACAACCCGTACTGGACTGACCCCACTCCTACAGGCGTTACAGGCATTGGACTGTTCCAAGGTGCAAACCTGCCCAATGGGGTAAATGGTTTGTTTGACTTTGACTATGACTATGACACCGAGTATCCTACCTCATCAGGCACTGGGTATGAAGGAAGCACTGGTCGTATTGACCTTAGCGACTTGCGTCCCGGAGACCAGCTTCGCGTGCGCTTTGACTTTAACGCTATTCCACAGATTGCAAACACTACGATTGAGCCAGCCCTCTGGTACTCAAACCGTAATGCGTCAGACGACATCACGTTTACTTTTCCCCTGACTTCACAGCCTGTATTCTACGGAACAGGTACGGTAGGTAACACATACCTTAACCGTGTAGAGCTTAGCGCTTGGATTGCATCCGAAGAAGACGTTAACTCGCTGTCCTTGCCTGCTATCAAGTCTGACAACCCAATCACCATCCAGCCCCTTGGTATGCTGGTAACAATCATTCGATAACATGGCTATTAGAATTGCACGTAACGATGCGGGTAACTGTATCAACTTCTTTGGCTCCTCCAACCCTACCTATTGGAACGCGTGTTTGGTTGGTGAGATTAACGAGGACAACGATAACAACGTTAACGTAATTAACAGCGTACGCTCAGAAGAGTCAGGCGCCACGGTATACGAGTTCTTTAACCTTCCGTATACCTCGTTTGTAGATAAGGACAACAACGCATTTGAGAACGCGTCAGAGTGTGCCGAGTACATTACAGATAACGCCAATGTCCTGTCTAACACAGGTACGTTTATCTTTTCGCAGAATGACCTGCTTGACGCCCAACGCGAAGACACTAACACTACGGTGCTCTTCAGCAACGGCGATATCTATGCTGTAAATTCTTTGACGGCACTTGCTGCAAACGATGGTACTATTACTATTCACACTGCTCGCGGTAACAAAGACGTTTACACCAAGCTCCGCTACTACAACACGTCTGTTAATGACGGCGCTATTACAGGCTTTAACACAGTCGCTGCTGCGGTAGACCGCTTGAACGAGGTGCTGTCTGGCGGTACTATCACGTCTGACTTGGGCAACGCTAGCTCTGAGGAAACAACTCAGTCTGCCGGTGTTACGTTTACTGTGTACGGTTCTCGCATTACTGAGACTGGTACTGGCACGCGGCTTGGTTACACCTCTACAGCAGAGGCTGGAAACTTCGATACGTCCAATGGCTTTTACTCTAATCAAACGATTAACGAGCCCGGAGAGTATTACGAGTTTAGCCAAGAGGGTGGCAACTGGAACAACACTACAGGACTGACCTTTGGTTTGTTTGACGAGACCACGTACGATGTGGCTGACCTTGATGAGGACGTGGCCGGTAACGCAGTTAAGTCCGTCCTCCGCCTTCGTCTTAAGAACACTCCCTTTACCTTTAAAGACCCTGCTTCTACGCTTGGCCGTCTTAACGAGGAGGGCTTTGCTTCTACAGTAAACACGGTAGAGCAGTGGCGTGTTGGTCTTGATGCTGACAACCGTCCGTACATTTCTGCATACATTAATAACGAGTGGACTCTGGTTTGTCGTACAGAGACGGCCGCTGCTACAGAAACTGAGTTCCGATTTGTTGCTGTAATGCCCTTGGCAAATGAGCTTCGGGGTATCCGTAACATGACGGTAAATACTATCGTTCCTGCGCCTAGCCTGACGTGGTACTTTATTGAGTCCCCTGACGGAAGCTTTGACTACCCGCTGTTTGCTACGCCGCTTGAAGCTAACTACGCTGACGAGGAGTATGGTACAGCTGCAGATGGCGCTGGTGCTTCACACACGCACACTTACGTAGACGAGACGCCTACGTCTCAGACGTGGTACATGCCACAAAGCTACGCGTTCCACGACCAGAGCTCTGCACCTACGCCCCCTACGGGTGTTGTGTACAACGAGATTACTACTGGTGATGACGCAAACTACGCCCCTGCTTCGTACGGTACGCAAACTTTAACCGTAGACGAGAACAGCACCGTGAACTTTCAGATTAAGCCGGCTGGTGAAGTTGCTACGTATAACGTAACAGGTATTCCCGCAGGGCTAGCTTACAACTCTGTTTCTGGTGCTATTACAGGCACAGCCCCTGAAGTGACTGGTAACAACGTAGACAGCCCTAGTGATGAGTACACAATTACGATAACTAAGGCTAATGATTACGGCTCGTCTGTTGGTACGCTAACTTTGACGGTAACTAACCTAACGTTGCCGTCTGCTCCGATTACGGGTTGGTCGCATGTTACTGGCTCTATCGGGCTTGTAGACTCGGACACTTTAGATGATGGCAGTGCTGTTACCTTTAACGATGAGGTTGGGGATGGTCGCAGGTTTAAGATTAACAAGTTCTTTGGAAGAGACCAGATTATTTCAGCCCTTACGGAAGCTAACGACACTGTGTACATAGGCGTTGCTAAAAGCACCGCTACGTGGGGCAGTATCGATGATGCTGACTGGGAGATTGCTTTTAAGTACACGTACGTATCTGCTACCTCGATTGGAGTTGCTGTTGTAAACAACGGAACTGCAGGCTCTGCTACAACCCAATCCCACAATGCAACAGACGGCACTAACTTTAACTACTACTTCAATAATGACACTGGAGTAGTTGAGGCGCTTGCAAAGCAAAACGGCCAAGGCGGTGATTCTGAACTGTCTGACGCTGACGGTGGTACTTGGACTATTGCTGGTAGTAGGGACACCGGTGTTACGGGGAACAAGACTATCACAGTGGCTGCAGTTAACACGCAGATGGATATTAGTTCAACGGGACTTAGTGAGTTTAATGCACCAACTCCGCCCACTATTTTGACTAATTGGTCCAAGGGCGTTGACTTTTCAGGAAGCAACGAGCACCTACTTAAGGTTGGAGGATACAACGCAACCCACATGCCTATTGCAATGAGTGGGCTGTCTACGACTGTTGCTGCACCTACAACAGGGGGCAACACCTCTAACGATAGCAATGCGCGTCCTTGGGCTACTGCAATGGTATTCAAATCAGATAGAAATTCCACCAACCAGCACATCTGGAATATGGGTGAAGGGGCTTCTACAAATAACGATAATATCTACATCCGTCACGACGCAAATGGCAACCTCTACTTTGGATGGGGACGTGAAGGTGTAGGCACCAACGAGTGTAAGTTTGGAGGTATCTCCTCACTCGGAAGTTCCCAATGGTGGGGTGTCTACGTTGCGCACACAGGCGAGAGGCTAAATGGTAGCAACGCCACGGCTGCTAACCTTGCAGATTGTTTCGACATTCGCCTAATGTCAAGCGGTAATGGCGATGAATTCGCTACTCTAGGTAGTAATTTGTCTACTACTTCTAACTGGACTGCAGGCAGCACAGGAGTCCGGATGGACCGCAGTGTTACAGGCTCCCTTACTATTGGAGGACGGGGAGGCAACAGAAACTTCCACGGCACGATAGCAAGCATGGTAATTACTACTCTGCGGACCAATCTTGCAATGCCTAACGATGCTGAGATTAAGATGATGATTACCGACCCTAAGAAGTGGGAAGACGATTATCGCAATGGCCAGTTTGTTAGGTGGTCTAACTCTACTTCATACTCTGGCTACACGCCCAGCAACCAAAACACTGGTTATGGTGCGGTTCAGATTTGGTTGATGGGAGACGGTGGTTCAGATTCGTATTCCAATGGCATTAGGAATGAAGTATACCCTTCAGACCAGAACAACACTAAGCTGCAATTTAACAGCATGTCGAACAACGACATTCAGACAGTTTCAATTACCGGATTAAGTTAATTAACATGACAGCACAAGAAATGCACACCGCACTGCTGCAAGGACTTCAACGAGTTAATGCAAACGCGTATGACTTCTTTACAACAGAAGAACGCGACCATTGGCTAAACCGTGCACAAGAGCGGTTTATTAAAGACCGCGCGTTTATTACGGGTGACGTTAAGCGCATTGGTTTCGAAGGGAACCAAAAGCGCCTAGACGATATCCGGACTATTGTGGTTCAGAACTACACGGACACGTTTAACATGACTACCGCTGCAGAGTGGCGTCAGGTTGACCTTCCCGCAGACTACCTGTATCTTGTAAACATTCGCGCAGACATCCGTAAGGACAACTGTGGTAAGGTTACTATCACAAGCCCGCAGGCGCAAGTGCCTGTGCGTGTGGTAGATAACGCCGAAGTTTACTTTATGCAACAGAATCCTTTTGCAAAGGCACAGCTAAATTCACCCCTTTGCACCATCTCTGAGGACGACGTTTCAGTCTATCAGGACGCCGAAAGTTATATATTAGAAGGCATTACTGCTGACTACATTAGGATTCCCCAAAACATTGACTTATCTTTCGGTCAAGATTGTGAGCTCGCTGAGCACACCCATCAGGAGATTGTCGATATCGCGGTCAAGAATATCCTTGAAGCGATTGAGTCTCCGCGCTATCAGACATCAAGTGCTGAGCAACTCACATCTGAATAAACAATTACATTCTTATGGCTAACACCAAAGACACCCTTATTATCGTCCCAGCTAACGCTAAAATGGACGAGTCCAAGAACGCCGCTGGTCGGGTTCTCGGAGCCGACGCTACCTACGGCCTCGACATGGCCACTCCTGCTGACGCTGCTACTTTCGCTGCTGCTCAAGGATACACTGTTGCTGCTTACGCTGCTGCTACGCAAGGCGTGACCCTCGTGAACACCACCGGCGTTGCTGCTGGTGAGGAGCTCTTCGTGACCCTCATCGACGTGACCGACGGTCGTCGTCAGTTCCCTCGGAAGACTTTCCGCGCTGCTACTGCCGCTGCTCTCGCTACGGTTATCAACAATGCTGAGATTGAGACCGGCGACGGTTTTGCGCTGGCTTGCTCAGAGGCTGCTGGTGTTCTCACCATCACCTTCGCTGCTGACCGCATTGTGAAGACGGCTGCCAATGAGGACAGCACTATTACCGACGACGGTACGGGCTCTTCCGTGATTCCAGTTCTGACTGTTGGTTTGACTGCTGCTGCAGCTGCTGAGTTTGTTGGTAACAAGGTTACTAAGGCTGGCCGCACGAACCGTGTTGGTTTCCCAATTGTTGAGCCCGGTTTGTACACGGACCTCGGTTTGCAAGCTGGTGTGAACTACGACGTGCTGACGAAGCAGATTGTTTCTGCTGTTAAGTTCGACAAGAACGTTGGTGCTTCTTACCAAGACGTCGAGAACGTGACCATCATCATTGCTGACGGCGCTTCCTTGACTAATAGCTAATATTAGCTAACTACAACTTTGGAAGGGGAGGTTGCTACAATGGCTTCCTCCCCTTTCTTTTTAATTAGGAATTATGGCAGAAGCTAGAATGTACATTACAAGCACTGACCGCTTGTATATCCAGAAATACTTTACTGACGTTGCAGACGCTACAGCTGCCGATGACCGTTTCGAGGTGTCTACACCCGCAAACCAAAAGATTGTAGTAGACGAAGAGGGAGCAGATACTGCCCTGTGGAATGCAGCCGGTGTTACTTTTTACACAGCAGACAACGGGGAGTTCTTTGACCTCCGCCCTTCTGACCTTGCCGCTGGATTCCCAGACGACAATAACGAGTCTTTGTTTGCGTCGGTCAACAGCACTACTAAGATTGCAGGTTCTGCAGTTACCTTTGGTGAAGGTGCTTACGGCTTTGAGTACAACAACGCCGACTTCCGCGTACAGCTGTACATCCCTACTATTATGGATGCGCTTGAGGCAGCGGCTACTGACGTCATTAATTGCCAGTGCAACTGCGAGCTTAACTCTGCAAAGGCCCAGCGGTACATTAAGATGCGCGCTTACCTTGATTTGATTCTGTACAAGGCACAGACTGCTGTCGGGTTTTCTAGCATGCTGGAGATTAACACTATGGTTACCACCCTTACTAACTTTATTGGCGGTACCGATGAACTCTGTGGAACATGCTAAAGACTAACCTTACTACAGACAACTACTGGAAGGCTACTACTGAGGAAAACTTCATTAACGCAGCCACAGCTATTATAACGCTTGACCTGCCTGAAGACAAGTTTATGCTTCAGACTAGTGTGTGCGCAGTCCTCGATGGAGGTTATCGGGTTGTAAGTCCTACTAACTTCGACCGGTTTAACCAACTGATTGACTAAGACAAACCCCCAGTTACCGTTTGCGTAGCTGGGGGATTTATCCTATATTTGACCTAGCCCCACGCTATACAAGTACGGGGCATAAAACGTTTGGCATGTCCGCAGCAAAGTACGACCTTATTATATCTGAGGGCGCTGGCCTGTCGCTGTCCTTGGTTTACAAGGATAACGCTGGTACCGCGATTGACATTTCCGCCAAGACTCCGCGCATCCGTATTACGGATAACGTCTACGATGAGACGACGGATACCTTTAACGGAACCCTTACAACTGACGGCACGGACGGTGCCTTTACTATTACAGTGTCCTCTGCTCAAATCGAGGCTCTTGGGTTTCGTGATGGTCGGTTTATTATTGACCTTGTAGAAGGCGATACCTCTATTCAGCTTGTTTACGGCAAGCTTAAAGTTAAGGAACTTAAGTACTGATGGCCCGCCTTGACTTAACACAGAACGTTCAGAAGAACGTAGTTGAGCTGACAAACAACATTACTCAGGTTCGAGTAGAGTTGAATGCCGGCTTGCTGCTTTCTGAAAATGTTAGCGGAGGGGCCGTCCTACCCACCGCCACCACAGGCCAACTTCTTCAATACAACGGAACCGAATGGATTGCCGTTGACCTTTCTGCAGTTCTGCCTACAGCTACGACAGGGCAATACTTGCAATGGGACGGCACCAACTGGGTTGCTGTTACTCTCACTACCAGCGGCGGTGTGCTGCAGTCTGACATTGTAGTAACCGACACGGTGGGCAATGTAACGGCTGGCACTACGCTCACAGCTGGCACGTCTTTCGAGGACATCTTCAATCAGATGATGGTGTCATACCAAGCCCCCTCGTTGTCTGTGTCTGGCTGGACTACAGGCACTTACGAACATGGCTCTACGTTTTCGGATACGACGTTTAATGTGGCGTTCACTAACGACGCTAATCTCAATACAGGAGTTAATGGCACGTACAGTGTTGCTGACTCGTTTATTACTAACGTTGGGGGCGTTGTACCTGCGGCGGACGGTTCTATTACTACGGCATCTTTTAGTGGCGACATGCTCGTCACAAACTCCAATGCTGGTGTTAGCACTACGCAAAGAACAGGAGCGGCAGCGCTTACAGTCTCTGGTCACCAGAACACACAGGGAGATTCGGTCAATCAAGTCACCAAGTCTAGCACTGTTCGATTCCGTTACTGGGTCGTGGAAAGCGCTACTGCACTGAGCTCTCCGCTTGGTACTGCTTCTTCTACTATTATGCTAGGCGGGGCAGACCTTAACTTGAATGGCACAGGCTCTGGTGTAATTGAAAGTGGCTTGATGTCTAGCGTAAGTAACCTTGGCTTTACCGCTGCGGGTGGCTACGACTACGTGTACTGGATTTTCCCAGCTGCCTTTACGGTCAGCAACATGACCCAGAACACTTCTATTAATTTGTATGCTGGTGACACAGCTGACCAAACTACGGCGGTTATCCACCTTGGTCAGGTTGACATGGTTAACCAGCACGGAGAGACGGTGCGTATGCAAATGCTGCGCTCTAAGGTGTCTAATGCTTTCGCATCCGGAAGCGTAATTGCGGTATCGTAATGGCTATTAAGTTTCCAGATAGTATAACGCAAAACAACGCGAACTACATTACAGTCTCTGCTATTGACGGAGACGTGCAGGGTATTTACTTTGTAGACACTACTGCAGAACGTGATGCTATTGGTAACGCGGACACTTCACTTGATAACCACCGTGCCCTTGGTACTGTGGTATTTGTTGGCACGACTGCTTACGTCTATGATGGTGCAAACCTTACAGACGCAGAGTGGGCTGATGCTAACAACTGGACACCACTTGGCTCCTCAGGTAGTACACTTGCAGGACTCAGTGATGTAGACACTAGCAACCTTAATGCTGGGGACCACCTCGTTTATGATGGGACTGACTTTATTAGTTCTAACTCCCGTCTTAGCGTTGCTATCTCTAGTGATTCTGCTGTTAGTGTAGACAGCTGGCCAGTGGCAGACTTTGCCGGAGCAACGTACACGTACAACCTTAGAGGTTCGAGTTCGCGTACCGGCACAGTTATGGTTGACTACGATGGTCTTACGGGCATCGAGATAACCGACATCTCTACAAACCCACAGGGAACAGAAAGCGCTCATCCTGAGTTTACTGCTATTCTGTCTGGCGGTACGCATATTGCGCTGCAGGTGGTATTTGGAAATGGCTATAGTTTCAAAGCGCAGGCGACGCGCGTTTGAGTTTTAATCGATTAAATTATACATTATGGCAAACGAAACAATCTTGCGTAATGGGTTAATCTCAAAGGCTTCGTCTGAGGTCGAGGGTACCCTGAGCGCAGAAGCACTGGCGGTTATCAACTCCTCCGGTACTACACAATTCACCCTCCCTACTGGGGACGGTAGCGCTAACCAGATTCTGGTTACCAACGGCTCCGGTACAGTTACTTGGGCAGATAACACTGACGTTAGTAGTTTCCTTACTGGAATTACGAGTGAGTCTATCTTCTCTCTGAGCGACGTTGATGAGACATCCGGCTCTATTGGAAACAATGAGGTCCTTAAGTGGGACGGTTCTAACTTTGTTGGTGTTGCGGCTTCTAGCCTTGGCTCTACGACGTTGGCTGGTCTTACAGACGTTACCATCACGGCGGCTGCTGACGGAGACTTCCTCCGCCACAACGGTAGCGCGTGGGTTGACTCTGCGATTCAGAATTCAGACATCGCGTCTGGTATGATTACGCAGCACCAAGGTGACATTTCAATTACGGTTAGCCAAGTCTCTGACTTTACCCCGGGAGACTACCTGACGACTAGCACGGCTTCTAGCACCTACATTCCGCTGAGCCAGAAGGGTGCTGCTAACGGTGTTGCAACTTTGGACTCCAGTGGACTGGTTCCTTCTGCTCAGCTGCCTAGCTACGTGGACGACGTGTTGGAGTACGCTAACGAAAGCTCTTTCCCTGCTTCGGGTGAGGCTGGTAAGCTGTACGTCGACTTGTCTGATAACAGCGTGCACCGTTGGAGCGGTTCTGCTTACATCGACATTACCGATTACAGCACTCCGGGTCACACGCACGTTGCTTCTGACATCACGGACTTTGACACTGAGGTTGACAACCAGATTGCTGCTGCATCTATTGATGACCTGTCTGACGTTTCTCTTGGTGGTGACACTACTGAAGACAAGGTGTTGGCGTTTAACGCCTCCGGTAACTTGGTGCCTACCGCGATTGGCGACCTGAGTCAGTCTGATTCTGTCAGCTCGTTGACTGACACTACTATCTCAGGTACTCCTGCAGATAACGAGGTGTTGGCTTACAACTTTGGTACTAGTCAGTGGATTAACCAAACGGCTTCTGAGGCTGGCTTGGCTACGTCTGCTCAAGGCGCTCTTGCTGATAGTGCAGTGCAGCCAGCTGACCTGAGCACTTACATTGAGACTACGGATAGCGTTACTGACCTTAGCGACGTTACCAACATTGGTAGCAATGGTAACATTATTGTTAACAGCGGCGGCAATCTTGTTGGTGTTTCTAGTATTAGTCACGATTCTATCACTAACTTTGACTCTGAGGTTAACGCGCTGATTACAGCTACTGACATTAGTGACCTTAGCAACACGAGCATTACTGAGCTTGACGAGGTTTCTGCTGTTGGTTCTAGCGGTCAGATTCTTGTGTCTAATGGCACCAACTTGATTGCTACGACTCTTACCGATTGGAAAGAGGACAGCACAACGCTTGCTACTGACGCAGCTTCTGACATTATTACGGCCGAAAGCCTTGTTGGTAGCTACGGTGCTATTACGCTTCACTACTCTCTGTCTGACGGTACGAACATGCGTATGGGCACGTTGATGGCTATCACCGACGGTTCTACTGTTGAGTTGACGGACATTTCTACAAACCAAATCGGTTCCGACGCAGACGAGCCTGTCTTCTCTGCTACGACCTCCGGTTCTAACCTTGCTATCAAAGTTACTGACGCTAACGGATACACGGTGAAGAGCACTTACCGTTTGATTAACGGATAATACAATTAGGAAACATGGCTGATATCAGACAAAATACCGACGTAACTGGAAAGCTAACTATTGAAGGAGGCGGTGCATCTACTCCTTTTGAGGTACAAGGAAGCAGCGATTCTGGCGTGTCTTCGTACACGCAGTTTAAGTTGACTGACCAAAACACCGGTGTTCTTCTTGAATTGTTTAATCAAGCAGGTACGTCTGAGTTTAGTGTTTCTACTTCTGGGACAACCATCGGGGGGAGCTACGTGCTCCCCCACGATGCCCCCGGTATAAATCAAATCCTCACTCGCGCAACTGGTGCGGGTGTAGGTGTGCTGTCTTGGGAGGACAACGTTGCTGACGCAGGTACTATCGGCGGAGAGCCCGTTAGCATTAGCACGTTGGGTGCCAACAACTTGTTGCAGTACAACGGAAGTGCGTGGGTTAACGTTACTCCGGTTACTCCGGCAACTCCTAATCTTTCTCAAGTAGTAACTGCTGGCTCTAGCACTGATGATGCAATCACTGTTGGTGGAATTACTGTTGACGAAGTAACTTACGACGGCGCCGACGGTACTGCAGGTCAAGTTCTTACTACAGACGGCAGCGGCACCCTTTCTTTTGAAGACGCGGCAATTGACCTTGTGGCCATTGACGTGCACAACGACTCTGGTGCTACTATTGCTCGCGGTCTTCCCGTCTACGTTAGTGGCACCCACGCTAGTGGTAAGCCCACTATTGCTCTTGCTGACAACGACGCCAGCGGCACTATGCCCTGCATTGGTTTGGTACAGGCTAGCATTAGTAACAACACTGACGGCACTGTTATCGTATCTGGAATGCAGCGTAACCTTAATACCAGTTCATTTTCCGCTGGCGACGCGTTGTATGTTGGTACTACTGCAGGTACTCTTACTGCTACCCGACCAATCGCTGTTACTAGCCAAGTGCAAAAAGTTGGTATTGTAACACGCTCTCACGCTTCAACAGGTGAGATTCTTGTTATGGGTGCAGGACGTGTTAACGACATTCCTAACGACGTTGAGATTAACGACATTTCAGACATTGACACTGCAGGTTTTGGAGATGGTGATGTTCTTGTGTATCGTACCCTTGACGGAGCTTGGGTTCCTGAAGCGTTGCCTAGTAGTGGTGCGTCTGAACTTAACGGCCTTAGCGACGTTACTATTAGCACTGGGGCAGATGGTGAGGTGTTGGCCCATAATGGTTCTGGGTTTGTTAACTCAAGCTTGGCTACCGAGGTCGGTGCCCACGTAAGCACGGGTAACTTATCAGATGTTACTAGCGCTGCCCCTGCGAACAACGACGTTCTTCTTTACGATAGCGGAGACGGAGAGTGGGTGCATGAAGGCTTTACCCTCGATAACATTATTACTGCCTCTGGCAACCTTACTACTCAGTACTTAATTGTTAACAACGCCACTGGTGTAATATCTACTGGCGGTATTACTGCCTCTGCAGGAAATATTAACGCATCTACGGGTAGTATTATTGCAAGCGGGTTTGTTCAAGGAACCGCATCTGCTTCTGCACCCGGTATTCAAGGCCTTACGTCTACTACGGAAAACGCTGGCGTTTTGTGTAAGTCTTCTATTTCAAACCCAAACGCTGACGCAACAGTAGGTTTGGAGTTGCAACTGGCTACACTAAACCAAACAGACAATGAGTTTATTCCGTCTATTTCGTTTACGGCGCGGGACGATAATAACGATGCGTTTGAAGCAGCTAACATCTACACCTACGTTACGGATGTATCGGCGGGTTCGGAGGATGCAATGCTTTGCATTAAAACCGTTGAAGCTGGTACGGTTCAGATTGCTGCTGAGTTTAACGGTGGTCTGAAAATTTACAACCACGACGAAACCGGTCAGCCTAATGACGACCTTGTTATCTACAACCCTACTACCAGCCCCGCAACCGACGACGCTACCGGCACAATCGTTATGCGTGGTAAGAACAGCGCAAACGCAGACACAGACTTTGTTAAGTTTATTGGAGGAGTCTCTGATGTAACTAGCGGAAGTGAGGAAGGAGCAGCCGTGTTTGCAGTTATGAACGGCGGCACTATGACTGAGGTGCTTGAGTTTTCGTACCTCGATGGTATTAATTTCTACAACAACAAGTACGCCTTCCCTGACGCCACACCTACTGCCGGTCAAGTCCTTGTTGCTAACGCTAGTAATCCTAGTAATCTTGAGTGGGGTAGTGCTGGTGGTGGTAACAAAGTTTACTTTAGCAAAATGGGTAAGGGTACCCTTGCTACCCCGACTAACCGTTGGTACGGTGACGCTAGTGAGGGGGCTATGGAAGACTTTCAGTCTACCCACTCTAGCGCTATCGACCCCGGTACTATTAACGGTGCGGTTGACAACTATTTCCACAACGGGTTTGTTGCACCGTTTGATTTTACAAACGTGCGTGTTGTTGGCATGCTGGCAAACGCAGGAGACGCTGATTTGAATACCAACGACCTAACGCTTGAGTTGTGGAGAATCCACTCTTTGACTTCTGGTACAGATAACGGCTCTATTTCTCTTATGGGTTCTACTACCCAGACGTTTAACAGCGACACCAACGCTGTGTTTAGCATCGACTTTGATTGCACTAGCAACTTGCCTGAAGACGGGGACGCGTTCTTTATTACGTTTACTAGCCAAGACTCTACATCAGCTATTGCGTTTAAGTTTAATTTGACCTTTGAGTGCACCTAACGTATATTTACAAGATGCGTATTATCAATACTTGGGGTAATCCTAACAAACAAAACGACAAGTATCAGTTCAAGCTTCGCCTTGGCAAGCTGACTGTGCTTGATTTCTACATGGACCGTGGAGACAATAAGTGGGCCTTCACTATCCTGAACTACACCTTTAAGCCGTGAGTGACGGTAAGAAAAAGTTCAAAGACACTAAGGTGGGGAAGTTCCTGAACGGGGCTGCTCCTCACATCCTTGGTGACGTTGCCGACGAGGTGCCGGGCGTGGGTCTGATTAAGACCATCGCTAAGGTAGTCGCGGGCGACCCCGGGATGACTGCGGACCAGAAGATGGAGTTTGCTCGTCTTGCCGCTGAGGAAGAGCAGAACGCGCAGGAGCAGGTTACCCGCCGTTGGGAGGCTGATGCTAAGGCGGATGTTAAGCTGGCAAAGTTTATCCGCCCGGTTATGCTGATTGCACTAACGGCGTTCTACATGACCTTGACTATTTGGGACGGCGCCAGCCCACGGTTTATGCCGCCTGAAAACTACATTGACCTCCTCGAGGTTCTCATGCTGACTGCGTTCGGTGCATACTTTGCGGGACGTACTGTCGAAAAGATTCGTAAGTAATGGCTTCTCTCAATCAAATTGTCTACAACATCGCAGAGGCTGCGGGTGATTCTACTAACACGGTGCTCCTCGAGCGCTTGAAGTTTATGGTCGAATATTACCGTGCTCTGTTTGTACGCCGTGACAGCGCACAGAACTTTAACTTGCCTGACCGCCTTGCTCAGAACTTGACGTTTGAGATGGAGTGGGTCAATGCTGTCGAGGCTTGCGGGGTGTCTCTCCCCTGCCAAATCCTTTGCACTAAGGAGCTGGTACCTACACCGCTAAACACTAAGAATGCGAGTGGGTTCCTGTACGTTGGTGCGGTTGACGGACAAGAGAGCTATCAGTACATTACGCCGGAACAAGTGCCTTACGCAATCACCGGCAAGTTTACAGGCAACCAGCCTAAGTACTTCTACAAGAACGGACGCATCTGTATCATCAACTCTAGTGCCATGTGCATTGATGTTAAGATGGTTGCGGAGTCGCCAGCTACGGGCGGACCCCAAGGCGGTGGCGGTGTTACTTGTATTGACCCTGACGCGGAGTACCCCATTACTATGGATATGGTGCAGCGCATTACTCAGGCAATCATGGGTGCTGAGCTGCGTATGCACAGACCCGATGACGATGAGCAAATCGAACTTAAGTGAAGAAAGGTTTGGGGCTAAGGACATGTACTCTGCGTACAAGAAAGCGAATCCAAACACTGACGTCACATACCAATACTACCGAGCAGTCCTTGAGTCTTTCTCAAAGCTGCTAGCAGAAGAGTTGCTCAACGGGGCAATCTTTAACATGGGGCAACGCCTTGGCACACTACGCATTAAGAAGATTAAGCGTAGCCCTAACGCTCGTACTATTGACTGGAACGAGACGTTGAAGCTGTGGGAGGAGCAGGGGAAGAAGGAAGGGTTTGTCTATTGGACAGACGACACCTACTACCGCTGGGCGTGGGACAAACGTAAGGCCCTCGTAAAGAACAAGTCTGCATATCGCTTTGACCCTACTGGTGGGAAAAAGGGACTGCGGAAGAAACTAACTGACCGTCTGCGCAACGACCCGTTTGCCGGCATGAACTACTCAGAATGAACTACAAGTTTATCTCTTCTAAAGAAGTCATCGGCAAAGTGTTCCGTGACTTGAAGCCCAAGGATTCTTCTTGGACTATGGATGCTGTCGAATGGATTGGCGAGGCCCTTGATTTTATTGGGTACCACGGTGCCTTTGAAAAGAAGGTAGACACGGTTACGGTTGACAGCCACCGAGCTGCAATTCCTTGTGACTTGTACCAACTGATTCAAGTAGAGTACAACGGGCAGGCGCTTGTGTTCGGTACGGACACTGCAGGCTACGACCCCAACCGCACTACAGCCGCACAGCCTAACACCACAGGCACTGTCTACACTTCTGCAGTCTACAACACCAACCCTAACGACGACCAGAGCCAGCCTAACTTTGGCACGCAGACTGCTGCTAGCGCCAACTTTGGCACGGACTACTACCTGCTGAATGCAGGCTACATTGTTACGTCTTTTGAGTCGGGCGACATCAAGCTGCACTACACGGCATACCCGGTAGACGGCGACGGGTTCCCTATGGTTCCTGACAACATCTACGTCAAGCAAGCGCTTGAGTGGTACATCATCCGCCAGATGATGATGGGAGGCTACGTGCACCCCGTGTTTAACTGGCAGGTGGCAGACCAGAAGTGGGGACACTACTGCGTGGCTGCAGGCAACGACCTTGCCTACCCAAGCATTGACAAGATGGAATCTTTGAAGAACATGTTCGTGCGCCTTGCGCCTAACATGAACGCACACGCGGACTTCTTCCAAGGTCAGGAAACCCAAGGACGACTCGGACGATGAAACCGCTGAAAGGACTTAACAGAGACGTTGCGCATGTAGACCAGCTCGCCGGTACTTACCGCCGGGCACGCAACATGATTCTCGACGACCTCGCTGGCGCAATGGCCAACGAGCGCGCACCTGAGCTGCTCCCTGCGCTTGACGGCACAGACGAGCGGTTTGCGAGTATGCAAATCTGTGGACAGTTTAAGGTGCCGGGTGACCGCGTTATTTTTGCAGTCCACTTCCGCTACTCTACAGAGTACAGCGTGTACGATGCTAACAAAGCAGAGCAGGTCCTTGAGATGCTGCCTGACGGCACGTTTACAGAGATTGCCCTTGGCCCGCAGGGTACGTTTGGCTTTGATGCGGGTGACCCGTTCCAAGGCGTAGGCTACGTCAACGGTGCAGGAAACCTTGTGCTCGTGTACACTGATGGGTTTAACAAGCCTAGGTACATTCAGTACACTGGCACGCCATCTACTGAGCCATTCCTCGTATTCCCAGAGGCTAAGTTTCCTATGGCGCGCCCTGTGAAAGAAGGCGCAAACGATACTACCGGTAACATCCTTGCAGGCAACTACACCTTTATGATTGCCTATGAGGTGCAGGACGGCTCTGATAACCTGACGCAGTACGGACCTAGTATGGGCTCGTACCAGATTGGCGCAGGCAATACAGACGAGAACTTGCGGTTCCGTGGTTCGGCTAAGATGAAGTTCTACGGACTGGACACAAGCTACAACTACGCCCGTGTCTACGCTATTCGTGATTGGCAAGGCACCGAGACTGTTATCTACGCCGACCGCTTTGCTATTACTGACGAGGACCAAGAGTGGACGTTTACTGGGCAGGAGGTTACTAACACTGCTAGCCTTACCACTGACGCCTTGTTGATTCCTAGGCTTAGCTACACGTCTGCACAGACCGTGGCTGTTAGCGACGACCGCATGTTCTTGGCTAACCTGTCTACTGACGACATTTCGTACGAGGAAGGACAGGCTGTTGCTAACAACATTAGCGTACACTGGACTACAGACGAGGAGGGGTTGTATTCTTTCCGCTGGGACCTTTCTCAGCTTGACAGCCCTGACCCCTTTTCGCAAGTTATCCTTAACAGTTACGACCTGCGCATTACGGACTACACGTCTCTTGATTGGTCCCCGTCTGCCTCTAATAGGAACGGTGCTGACAACGAGCTTAACACCGTTGGCGGGCAGAACCAACCTGACGACTTTCAAGGAATGCTTGGCGGCTTTATGCCCGGTGAGGTGTACGCGCTGTACATTGCTTTCCTTAAGAAAGACGGCACGTGGACGCAGGCGTTTCACATTCCCGGTGGTGGAGACGACGGAGACTATAGCAGTGCTGCTCGTTTGAATACAGCTACTGTTGCTATTGAGAATGTAGACATCAATCAAGGCTCTGGCACTTGGAACATGCACGTATCCGGACGTCCGGGTTACACTGTTAACACGGCTGACGAGTACAGCAGTGCGCAGGTGTGGGTAGACGAGGGACTTGATAACACAGGCGTGCGTCACCACCTAATGCCAACGGCTAAGCAGCTGTGGCAATCTGTTAACGACGGCTACGGCGGCGAGTCTGACATGAACGTTAGCCCGTACAGCCACGAGTGGTGCAACCAGACACTAGGTTTGTACTTTGACAACGTTGTTATTCCGGCGTCTATTGCAAATAAGGTGCAGGGCTACAAGATGTTTTACGCTAAGCCGCAGTCTGCAGTAGAGCGTCGCATCAAAGCATACGTTCCGACATGGCGTCACGACGATGACCGCCTGCGTATCTACGACCCGTACTTGTTGTTTACTAAGCCTCAAGTATCTGACTGGGATATTGAAGAGGTGTACAAGCGTATGTCTTATCTTGAGCAGGGCGGTCATACAATGCAATCTGCTAGTATTGAGGACTACGCGTACCTGCCTAACAACGTTATCTACGGAGACTTTGACAATGAGTTCCGTGAGTCAGTGCTGGGCATTGCGGTGTCGGGCGGTACCCCGTTTGACGTTGACCCGTCTACTGTGTGGGACGCAGGCTATCCGGGATTCACAGCAGGTACGCACCAAGAGAAGCTGGGAGTAATTAGCGTCACAGCCCGTGCTGGAGGCGGATGGCACGTGCAGTCTTCTTTTGACCAAAAGATTACACCGCCCGAAGACTCAAATGGTTTGTCTGTCGTTAATGACAACTTTGCGTCTGCGCTTGGGGGCTTCCACAATACTGTCGGTACTGTTCAACAGTGGGGCTACGACCACATGCCTAGTAAAAACAGCGTTAGTTACGGAGCTGTTTACGAGCATGGTGACCAGCCCGGTAATTCTGGGTCGACGTATTACCGAGCAGACGCTATTGATGCAGGCACTGCTAGTGGAGACCTTCCTGATACCGCGTACCTTGGTTGGGGCGGTATGATGGGCTCTATGTCTGTCTTGTACCGCGACGAAGACAGCTACCACGTTGACTATGCTAACCGCCCGCTTGCAGCTACGCACGATTTGGTGCGAGTTGATGGGGCTGGTACGTACAAGTCTAACCAACCCGTGCGCGGTGGTGACACGTGGATTGCACCGGTAGTTGTAGAGTTTATGCACGGCGGTGATACTGCAAACACTGCCAATGTTGACGCTAACCCGACAACCGGGTTTGATACTATTGGTAAGTGTAGCTACTTTACGTGGACGCACATCTTGCCTAGCAAGAACGACCTTGATGGTTACCTTGACACGCAAGACTTGGCAGACTCGTGGGGTGTTGCTTCTGGTAAGACGTTCTACAATGGAGAGACGCTGAACAACTTTAACTTTGGTCAGCACTGGTCTTTGCTTAACGAGAAAAAGTCTGCGTACCCTGCAATAGAAGGGGCGCTTGAGTCTAATAACTACCCTAATCGTATTATCCGTAGTAACAAGCAAAACTACGAATCTACTAAGGTGGCGTGGACACAGTTTGCAGCAGCGGACTACTACGACAATGCTCTCGGCAAAGGCCCCATCCAAAACATTGAGGACTACCAAGGTGACATTATCATCCATCACGAGGATGCTATCTTTAAGACGCGCAGCAAGTTTAACTTTGACGCGTCTGGAATGAGTGTGTTTGTGGGTACGGGTGACATCTTCCAAGCCCCACCGCAGGAATTGTTTGTGGATGCCGCTGGCTATGCAGGAATCTCGCACTGGAGCCACGCGCTGTTGTCTCGCGCTGGGTACACGTGGGTAGACTTGCGTGCTGGACGTATCTTTAACTTGACTAACGGCCTTGAAGAGCTGTCTGCTAATGGCTTGCGTAACTTTATGCGCGAAGAGTTTGTTACAGCAGAGGGCTTGATGAACAATAACAGTAACATCTTTGAGAGTCAGGGCGGTGGGTTTACTATTGGCTTTGACCCAGAGAACGACCGCTTATTGTTTAGTAAACGATACACTAACTCTGTAGCCGCAGCTGGCGGAGCTTTGTCCTACGCTACTGAAGGCCAAACTCTTAGCTACAGCCTGCGTAATAAATGCTGGGTTAGTAACCACACATACTGGCCTTTCCAATACTTCCAGACATATAACAACTTGTTTATGTGGAACGAGGTAGACAACGGAGGGTACAGTTTGTCGTCTTCTACTAATGACCGAGGCGGTGTGTTTAAGATTAACGCAGCTGTTCCGGGCACGAACTACAATGCAGACGGTACAGTTAACGATACACCAGACACAAGCTTTGTAGACTGCGTGTTTAACATGGGCGGCGCTGCTAGCAAGGTCTGGCAGAACTTTAACTGGGTTACTCGTAACGGCGAGGATGAAAGCAACCGCGACCGCACTGTTACATTTGACAGAGCTCGGGTGTACAACGACGACCAGTGCTCGTTTGAGAATAGCAACTTCCGCCTGACGGACAACCGTTGGCAGTGGAACGAGTTCCGAGACGACAGCCTTGCTGGAGCTACGGGTTGGTTTACTAATCTTGAAAACTTCCGGGACAACAATGCTATTATGGATGATACCAAGCAGTGGTACGAGCGCCAGCGGTTTGTAAGTGAGTTCCTTGTTATTCGTCTTGAAACTTTGAATACTGATGGCAATCGCCTATATTTGTTGGATGTCGGGGCTACTGCACGTAAGGCTCGCCGCTAATAATATACATTACTACTATGGAGCGTAAGCGACTTAAGAAATATTCAGGCGGTGCTCAAACTAAGCCGACGGGAGCGTTTACTCAAGGAGCTGGGTTTACTGGTACTGCACTGGGCCAAGGCCTTGGAATGTTCGGCGGTATGGCTGGTTCTGCTATTGCACAGGCCGACCAAGCTGACGGTCACATGTCAACTGGTGGTGCACTGGGTAGCGGCGCTCTTAAGGGAGCATCTATGGGTATGGCCCTTGGTCCTGCTGGCGCTCTCATTGGTGCAGGCATTGGCGCAATTGGCGGTCTGATGCAGCGTAACAAGTTTAACGAAGAGTCACGTCGGCAGGAAGAGGCAGAGCAGGAAGCAGAGCGCCGTCGCAATGCTATGGAAGAGCAGATGAAGCTGCAGCAAATGAATGCTGCGCTTGACGCATTTCCTGTCAAGGGTTCTAGCACTCCTCGTTTTAACATGGGTGGACTTACAGACCCGCCCGGGGGTGAGCGTTACTTTGCTATGCCTAACTACGGCAACAGCATGGACCCTAACGCTAAGCCGTCTATGGATTTCTACATGGACGGACAGCTCATGCCTTCTACGGACTTTGCAAAGCAGTTGCCCGCTGGCATAAACATTAACGACATTGCAGCTTACGGTTACCAGAAGGCAAAACCTACGTACAGCCCTAAGTCTGGCTGGAGCTACTCTGGTCAGAATGACTACATGGAAGACTTTGCTCGCATGCAGGCTGGTGAGTACAAGCTGGGTGGTATGACGCTTGGCCCGCAGTACGAGGCAGAAGGCGGTGAGATGATTCAGTACCAGAAGGGCGACACGCCTAAGGTATTTGGTAAGGGCGGCATCTCTGAGGTGAGCTCGCAGGAATACGAAATCAAAGGACCTAGCCACAAGCAGGGAGGCGTAGATATGTCCGACGACAAAGGTGCGCGCATCTACAGCAACAAGCTGACGGTAGACGCTGCACTTATGGAAAAGCTAAGTAAGCTCTGATGGCTAAGAAGAATACATACGCTGCTATGATGAAGCAGCTCTCTGGTAAGAAAGCCAAGTACGAAAAAGGACTGGCAGAGGCAAACCGCACGGGAAACCGTAGCGGTATTGCTGATTATAGCCGCAGGCTGCAACAGCTGACTGCTGGCATGGACGAGCTGTTTGACGCTCAGGAAGCTGGCAAGCAGAAGAAGATGTACGGCGGTAAGACCAAGTACAACGATGGCGGCTTTACTGCCAAGCAGTATCAAGACTACCTTGACCATAAGCGTTACAACCGCAAGCAGGGGTATGGAGAGATTGTAACTAACCCGCACCTCAAAGCGATGGTTCCTTTGTTTGAGGCTGCTATGGCTGCAGGCATCGACCCGCTCCAAGGCTGGGACGGCACGTCTACTGGTACCTTTGGTACTAAATATGAGCAAGAGACTATTGATAACCCCAACCTTGTTGTAGAGGATGCAGGGTTTACAGCTAGTGACTACACTCGCTACAAGAACTTTGAGAAGGCTCGTAAGACTAGCAGGGGAATCTTTAAGCCAGAGGAGCTCACTGCAATGAGCGCTTTGGGTCAGAAGATTTATGCCGCACAGCAGATGGGCATTGACCCGTCTAAAGGCTTTGATGGCATCCCGCGTGACGTTCGTACTGACGAGCAGCGCCTTGCTGACCAACGGCAGGGAGAAGCTGACAAAGTTATTAAGTCTACCCAAGGTAAGGACAACCCTTACTCAGACATCACTAACAGTGACCGAGTTACGGCAGTTCCTTACGACGGCACTCCCGGTGCGTATGTGCGCGACGGCAAGATGTTTGTCAATTCTGTTCGTGCTGGTGGAGCCAACATTCTGACAGAGCCTCAGCTTAAGGACTGGAAAAATAACGGCCTTAACACGTATCTTGAGAACCTCAATCAGGGCGTGTATGGCGCCCGTAGGCAGTCTAACGTAAACCCGAATCAGGGTGTTATGACTGGCGGAGTACAAACAAGCGGAGACAATACTCCGGGTGCACCGGGTGTTGATGCCAACGGCAACCAAGTACTTGACACTGTAACAATTACCCCGGGGCCTACACCTGCTCCAGCACCTGCACCTGCACCGCAAACTGGTGGTACGGCTGCAGCTCCACAGCGTCCTGAGTTTACGCCTATCGAGCCTCTTGATATGCTTGGACCTGAGCGTATCCTTAACACTGCTAAGGGTGACGCGTACTACCCCGGCGGTGTTCAACGTAACATCCTCGGTGGTCCTCAAGACTTGTCTACTGACCCCGCTATTCCTACAAAGACTACGCGCATGCGTGAGTTTCGGGATAAGATTGGTGACGGTATCAAAGCTAATCCGCAGGCTCTTGGTATGCTGGCCGGTGGCCTTGCACAGATGTTGCCTACGATGGCTAGCATGAAGCAGATGAAGAACCTTGAGGGTCCTGTGGATATGCCGATGCAGCGTGTGCAGGCTATGAACACCGACATTCAGGTGGGCAAGCAGATGCAGCAGATTAAAGATGCAGAGGCACGTAGTGCTGCTGCTATCGCGGCTAACGTATCTAACCCTGTGGTTGCAGCTGCTATGCGGCGTGCAGGTCAGCAGGCTACACAGAGGTCTATGGCTAACCTGCTTGGCAACGAGGCTACGCAAGAAGCACAGATGCGCAATCAGAACCTGCGCATGATGAACGACACTATCAACCAGAACGCAATGATTCAAGCACAGAATCAGCAGCGTGGCGTTGACTTTGAGAATGACCGTATTGCGTCTTTGAACCGTATGCGCCAAAGCATGGGACAGACGTTGGGCGGTATGTACACGGACTTCCAGCGTGCAGCTCTTGACCGTGAGAAACTAAAGTACATGCGTGAGGCGTACGACCCGTACAACCTTGGCGCAACTGATGAAGAACGCAACCAGTAATGTCTGTATTTGACAAGTTCCGGGCTAACCCCTACGTTAGCACCTACATTGGCGCACCCGTCAACGAAATGGCTCAAGCTATGGCAGCTCGCACACAGCGGGCTGACCAGTTCTATGCGCAAGAGGATGCACTGGAGGATGCCTTCCGGCAAGACTCGCACCTCAAGCAGGACGACACAATGTTTAACGAGGCGCAGAAAGAAATCCGCGCACAGATTGAGGAGCTCTCTAAGAACCCTCACCAGAGCCAACGGCAGATTAAAGCACTGTCTCGTCAGTATGCTAACAACGACAACCTAAAGGTTGCTCGTAGTAACTACAGGGCGTACCAAGACTGGCAGACTAAGTTTGACGAGGACCCCACTAAGTTTGGAGGCGACGTCGTTGCCGGTATTGCCGCTAGTAAACTTGCTAATTATGGTGGTGCTGCTGCTGGAGACAAGCTAAAGTTTGATTCTCTGTACGAGCACAAGGACATTAACAAGACGCTGACTGACGCTGCTAAGACTATCAAGCAGCAGCAGGACGTTATCCAGACTATTGACGGTCGCTTCCTTAACACGAAGACTAAGAAGTACATTACGCCCGAGCAAGCATCGCAGGTGCTTATGGGTACGTTGATGAACGACCCGACGATTGTTAAGCAAATCCAAGAGGCAGCTGGCTTCTACGGCATGGACCCGCAAGCATACGCGTTGCAGTTGATTCAGCCGCAGGTGTCTGCTATTACTAACCCGCAGTACGACATTAAAAGCCAAGCTCTTCCTAAGGAAGGCAAGGGCAGCGGTAGCGGTGGTAGCGGCTTCGGTACTGGCGTTGGTGCTACGCACGCAGGCCCGTCTATGGTTGACGAGACGCACGGCGCGTTCCGTGGCATGAATGCAAAAGACATCATTAACAAACTGCGTACCGACGAGGGCGCCGAGAACGATGTAGTGAAGCAGGAGTTTGTTGAGTTCTACACCAACCAGCTCGGACAAGAGGCTGCTAGCGTGCAAGACAAGCACCTTGTTGAGTACATTGAACAGAATGGCATGGACGCTATCCATGAGATGGAGATGGGTAACACGACTAACTACAAGCAGTGGCACCTTGAAAAGTATGGAGAAGTTGGCAATATTAGCAGCACGCTTGAGCGTAAGCTGAGCAGCGCTGGCGTAAACGACTGGTTTGGTGACGCTTACGGCGACGGTGCAGGTAATGCTTTTGCAGATAAGTACACCAACACGACTACCAATATGGTTATCGAGGACGCGCACATTGCTCTGCAGGACATGGGCTACAGCGCTGGTGATGTTACTAAGCTTCGTCAGAACGCCTTTACTCAGCTTCTTGGTCAGGCACAGATTGAGATGCTTGACCCTGAGACTGGTAGGCCTGTCAAGAAGGGACAAGAAGACTTTGCTGAAGCAGGGTACACTGACGGCGAGCTTATTGGCTTTGGACAATCTTCAGATTACGCAGAATTTAAGGTCAAGAATGCTGAAGGTGTCGAAGAAATTGTGTATATTAAGATGCCGGCAGACCGCTTTGGTCTTACCGCTCAGCGCTTCAATCAAGGTATTGCAAAGGGCTACGGTGACGGCAAGAACGTTAACTACGCACAACTCGGTAAGTCAGCTATGGGACTCAACCCGCAACTTGGAGCAGAGGCACGTACAGCAACGTCACGCGCATTTAATGGTGACACTGATGTAACTATCCCGTTGTCTCGTTTCTCTAACCGCATGGATGGCATGGCCACCTTGGTGCGAGATGCTGACGGTGACTACACCGTAAACGTTAACGGCAAGAACATGTTGGCTAGCAACCCAGCGGCTGCTGCTACTCTTACAAACGCTATCAATTCACAAGACGCCAGTACACTTGCTGGTATCTTGTCTGGCATTGGTGTCGAGCTGAATAAAACACAGTGACGGCACACCCAACCTACACAGCACACTAAGTAATGTCTGAGGAGAACACCACGGATGGGGGAACTAATACCCCGAACCAAGAAACATCAGGAAATTCTATATCGAATACCCCTGAGTACGGTCTGAACTTTAACAACCTTTCCTTTAGCCAAGGGCCTACCGAGCAGGTACGGAGCTTTGACGAGACCAAGGAGTTCATGGACGACACGACACAGTTCGGTCGCTATGATAACTTTGAGTCTGCGGCTCTGAACCAGTCTGGCTGGGAGGCACTGGGCCGTGGAGCTATGAACGCTGTGGGCGAAGTCGTCGGCGGTGGTATGGAAGGTATCGGTGCGCTGTTCAACTGGAACACGCTGACCGACCCTAAGAACACGGAGCGCAACTTCCTTGAGATGCTCGGCCAAGAGGTGCGGGGTAGCTTTGAGGATGGCAACGAAATCTACGACCTGCGGGCTGGAGAGACTATGGACGTGATGAACGTCAAGTGGTGGGCTAAGAACCTGCCGTCTCTTGCGTCTACTGCTTCTATGTTTGTGCCCGGTATGGGTGCTGGCTTTGTTGCTGCTAAGGTTCTGTCAAAGGCAGGACGCACGCTGAACAAGATTAACAAGATTGGTAAGACTTTGGACAAGGCTGAGGAGCTGGCTAGTGTTGCCAAGGCTGGTAACATTGGTTCTGCTGTCGGTCGTCAGTTTGGTGGTGCTGTGGCCATGCGTCACGCAGAGAACATGCGTTCTGCGCACGACGTGTACGAGCAGGCTTACGCTGACATTGCTAATTCTGACGGAGGCGTCGAGCAGTTCAAGGGCACTACTGCATGGCGTGCTGCTGTTGAAGAGTTGGGACACCAACCTACTAAGGAAGAGCTTGCTGAGTACGTGGCAGGACAAGCCTCGTTGCAGTCCTACAAGGTAAACAGCCTGAACATTGGCTTTGACCTCCTGCACATGGGTGCACTCTCAAAGGCCCTCAAGGGTACGCGGGGTGTGCGGCGTGGGCTCAAAGGCGCTAAGCAAAAGGCAGCAGCTGCTGGTAAAGAGCTGACGCGTAAGCAGCGTAACATCGCACGGGCTAAGGGTCTGAGCGCTACGTTGTTTGAAGCTGGTACCGAGGGTATTGAGGAAGCTGTTAACTTTATTGGTGAGAACGAAGGTCGTTACCTTGGCCGTCAGATTTCTGGAGGCGAGCAAACTAAGTTTGGTGACCGTTTCAATGAGTACGTTGCTGATGACCACTTGTGGGAGTCTGCATTCCTTGGCGCTCTCGGTGGAGGCGTGATGGCAGGTGGCGGCTCTCTTGTTGGCCGTGGCAAGGCTACGCGTAACCATGAGAAAATCATGGAGCAGATTGAGACGCGTAAGAAAGCCCTTGCTGAGATTGGTAAAAAGGTTGATGCCGCTAGTAAGACTGGTGACGTTCGTGCGCAGCGTGAGGCTGTGCGTGAGGCCGTTACTGCAGAGGCTTTTGGAATGGGAGCCGAGTCTGCGTACAGCGGAACGGCTGACCTGCTGGAGATTCAGTTGGCTCAGTTTGAGGAGGCACTGCGCGAAGAGGGTCACAGCCCTCGCATGATTGAGCAGACGCTTAACGACATTGCTAACCAGTTTAACACTGCTGAGCAGTCTGTTGAGAAGGGACAGCTTGTGGTGCAAGAGCTCGGCCTCGATGAGGACACGGGCATGGAGGTAATGAACCAACTCCTGCAACACGACTTTGTCGCTAACAAGATTGCAAACAAGCGCCAAGCTAACACTCGTAAGCTGCAGGGTCTGCCCAAGAGCGAAGAGCGTAAGCGGGAGATTATGTGGCACTACCTCAACGAATACCTGAATAAGGAAGAGGAGCAGGATGCCAAGGTAATCGAGCGGCTTGAGGAAGCTATGGGCGGCCGAGAAGCTGTGCAGGCTATGACCGAGCGCATTGTTGGTAAGGTTGAGCAGAACACTACGGTTGACACAGCCGCTGTTGCTGCAGCAAACGAAAAGCTTGACCTTGCTATGGCTAAGGTCGAGAGCCTTAAGGCTGCAGTTGCTAACCAGTCAGACAACGAGGCTGCTAAGCGTCAACTGGCTGATGAGTTGATTGAAGCTAACGCTGCGGTAGAGGCTGCAAAGGCTGGTGTCGAGACTGCTAAGGCAGGTACTACAGAAGACATTGTTACCGAGGGCACGCCTATCCAAGAGGTTGGTGAGAACAAAGCAGACGATGTTTTGCAGAGCGAGATTGAGCTGGACTTCCAAGAAGCTGAGCTTGCTAAGCAGCGTGCTGCATTCTTGAGTGACGAGAACATCGACAAGCTGGTCGAGAAGTCTGAGGAGCGCAGGGCTGCTAAAGATAAAGAGCGCACTAAGCGGCGTAAGGAAGCTAAGGAAGAAGCTAAGACTAAGGAGGAGCTCGAGGCGCTGAAGAAGACTGCCGAGACTGTTGAGGAAGAGCAAGAGATTGACGATGCCTTGACGGACATGGTCAACCAAGCTAAGAACAACGAGACCCAGAAGGAACAAGAGCGTAGCAAGGATGTACAAGTTCCGACTGAGGTACAGAAGGATATTGATACGCTGCTTGAAAACAGCAAGTATGTACAGCTAAACGAGGATGGCTCGGCTTACGTTGATAGCCGTACAGGTCAGCGGTACGTCCGCACGACTACGTGGATGAAGGGACCGAACGCTGCAGAGGAGTCTTTCTCTGACACGTTTGGTATTCCGTCCTCTAACATTGGTAACTCTGTTGACGAGTTTGTCCGTGACTTTATGGACGGCAATGTGCGCGCACCAGAGGCATACCCCCACTTGCCCGTTGAGCATCAAGAGAAGCTGGCACTGCAACTCATGGAGTTGGAGGCACAGTTTGTTGCTAACGGTGAGAAGGTTATTGCTAAAGACGTCGTGCTGTTTAACGACATGGATGTCAGCAACTTAGACCCTAGTGCGTCTGGTGTTGCTGGTACGGTTGACCTGTTGACTGTAGACGCCGAAGGTAACTTCCGTGTCTATGACATGAAGACCATCCGTAATGCTGCGTCTAAGAAGAAGGTTGTGCCTTTCGAGACCGACGGTATTAATCGTCGTACCGGCAAGGCTAAGTACGGCACTGGAGATAAAAGCTACAAAGGCTCTCCTACGCTGCAACAGAAGCACCAGAAGCAGTTGTCTGCTTACCGCCTGATGCTGATGAACCAACTTGGACGTCCTGTTCCTGAGATTGGCATTATCCCTGTTGACGTTAGCTACGACACGAACGACAGCCTGAGCACGGAAGAGCTGAATGCTATCGTGACTGGCCGCGCCGACTACTTGGGCATGATTGCTCACACCCCGTTGGCTAAGCTTAACGGGTTGACTGAGCCTGAAGTTAACAACGCAGAGCCTGACCCGGACGACGCACCGGACCCGGGCAAAGACGATACTAAGGACGAGGACCCTCAGGATAACCAGCCTGTTACGACGGTAGAGTTGGAACCGGGTACTGTTACCATCGAGACCCCTGACCTGATTCAGTTCTTTACGGAGAAGCTGTCGGTTGACTACGACCGTCACCGTGGCGAACCCTACCTTGTGCACACCGCCAACGGCCCTATCGTTATGGACGAGAGCCTGACGAAGGACCAGATGCTGCTGTTGCAAGAGGTTATCTCTGGCGCTAACACGGAGCCTATTACTATCCGTGTTGTAGGCGACACTACGCCTATTCCAAGCGTTGAGGTTTTTGACGCTCTTAAGGATACGCACGCTGCTGATAGCTTGCTTACTGAGAAGAACAAGAAAGGCCGCCGTCAGTACCGTCCTAGCGGTAAAGGCGACACCTTGGCACTGGACATTTTTGTAGGAGACCAGCGACTTGGCACATTGCCAAACACGAGTGCGCTTATGATGGCTGCACACAGACGTGGTATGGCTGAGAGCACTAGTGTCATTAAAGGCGGCAAGAACAAAGGCTTGATGTTCCGTCAGAAATCTGAGGACGGATTTGGCGTTGGTTCACGTGTGGGCGAGGTACGTAAGCACGAGAACCGCATGATGACTGGGCCTACGCAGGCTGAGCACTTTGAGCGGGCTGCACAGATGCACGCTCTGCGCCAGCAGTTGTGGGAGCTGCACACGGCTAACGGAAAGAACATCGCTGACGGCGTATCGTTCCGTGTTAACATTAACTTTGGCGAGACTAGCTTTGGCAACAAGGCACAGGGTAGTCTCATCATGGACAGCAGCATGGAAGTGCGGGCTGAGCAGTATGGTGTGGGTGCATCTATCCGCCGTCACGGTATTGCGTTGATGATGCCTAACACGGGTAACAAGGAAATGTCCTTGAAGCGTAGTGGTGAGCGTGCTGCTCCGATTACACCTTACGGGTACAATGAGACGCGCCATCAGCAGGACGGGTTTAACCTTAGCCGCCACGAGTCTGGTGCATTGTTTGTGCCGATTGAAAGTGCAGGCGAGGTCATCTGGGTTAAGATGCCGGGCCAGACTGTAAGCATGCTAAACAACGGCGAGCGCATTGCCCGTGACATTATTACGGAGCTTGCGAATCCTACGGCTAACAGCATTGCGCGTGCACAGAACCTTATTGGTAGCAACATTGTCCAAGAGATTGAGCCCGGTGTGTTTGCTATCTTTGCAGACAATCGTAACATTAAGGTACCTGAAAGCCCAGAGAACTTAGCGGTGTCTATCTACCGCGACGGTCAATGGAGCACTCCGCTTGAGGAGATTGTGCCTAACATGAACGTTGACATTGCAGTCAAGATTGCACAAGGCGACTCTGCATTTAACACCGACGAGTCCTTTACCGTTGGTGGTACTAAGTTCGACGGCATCTCTGACTTCGTGGCTTCCGAGATGAAGCTAGGTCACTCACCTGTAGTGGACGGGGACGGCAACGTCATCAGCTGGACGCACCCACTTGCACCGGCATACCCTTACAACGAAGGCGACAAGGACAAGAGCTTCTCTAACGAGAACACCATGAAGACGCAGTTGACTATGACTGCTACCGTGTTGACGGGTGGTGAGGTTAAGCCTGTTACTACCTTGAGTGGTAAGGACTTGCTTGACGGTCTTATGGACAAGGACTCTACTGTCCCAGAAGGTGAAAAGGCGTTTGACGTAGAAGGCGACTTAGACTTCAGCTTCCTTACGATTGCTGCTGCTGAGTCCTCTAACAACGCAGACCGAGCTACCAAGATTGACATGAAGGAGGCCGAAGAGTGGTGGGCCAAGAACATGAGCTCTGTCCCGTTCAAGCGAGTCAAGGGCATCATCGAGCGTAATGGTCTCCTCGGATACGGTATCTTTGAGAAAGGTGCCGTTGAGGTGAGCGACCGCGCTGTAAAAGGTACGGAGTACCACGAGGCATTCCACGCCGTGTTCCAGATGTTCTTGTCTGATGACCGTCAGGCTAAGGTCATGGCAGACGCTAAGCGTTTGTACGGAGCTAAGAGCGAAGAAGCTTTGGAAGAAGATTTGGCTGAGGACTTCCGTGAGTATATGATGACTAGCGGCAAGAGCATGAACGAAAAGTCTGTGGTTCGCCGCTTCTTTTCTGAGCTTATGGAGCTTATCAATGCTCTTACTAAGGAAGGCTTTTCCGGCTACCGTAAGGCTAAGTTGTTTCAGCAAATCAACCGTGGTAAGTTTAACAACGCTAGCCCCCGCGTGCGGGAGTACGCTACGCGTAACATGTTGATTGCAGAGAACCTGCCTGACTACAACGAGAACGTACAAAAGGAGCTAGTGCAGAATGTGCAGTCAGCTGCCTTTACCGCTATCCGTGCTGCACAACGCGGCAAGGCTCCTGCGTCAATCATGAACTTGTACAACGACCTTAAGCAGCTCAACGCTATGAGCCGTAAGGAGTACAACGCTATGGCTAAAGCGCAGGACATGGACGGCATCCAACAGGAGGACCTGATTAACCAGAAGATGGTTCAGCTCGGTATGCAGGCTATGGTTCACCAAGCTAACATGGTCTTGAAGACTGCGCCTAATCGTGCAGAGCTTGCTGCTCGCTACAAAAAGCTGTTTAAACAAGACGTTGAGCCTATTAGCAAGTTCTTGTCTGAGCACCCCACCGTGCGCGCCTTTACCAAAAGCGCACTTGATACTGAGTTCACTGCCGGTACTAACCAGCACCAGCAGAACAACGACTCGTTTGAGAAGATGAACCCGAAGGACAGCCTGTCGGCTAACGTCCGCAACCTCATCAACACTACGCCCGAGGTCAGCATTGAGCTGTCACAGAACTCTCCGCAGATTGAGTTCCACATGGCTGCTGCTCGTTTGGCAGGACAGGAGGGTGACTTTGCTAAGGCACAGGAGCACATCGCTGAGGTGCAGAACCTTGTTAACTCTAACGCTACTGAGACACACTTTGGCCTGCCGCAGATGATGCAAGTAGACCGAGTGTTTGCGTTCATGAGCGAGCGCCTTGCTAACAAGGCTACGCCTGAGGCTATGATTGACGAGCTCTTCCGCATGGGTGACTCGTACCCGCAGTTTAAGTTGCTGGGTCTGCGCCTTATGAAAGAGACGCCGGACGTGCGCGCTCAGTTCTTTGCAGGCTTCCGCCGTGGTGACACGACTGAGTTGGTGGTGAACAACCGCAAGTTTATTGAGGTCAGGGGCCCATTCGGTGGTACCTTGGCTAACCACAACCGTGTGCCGATTCAGTTGCGCATGGAAGAAATTGCCGCTGCCAAAGGCAAGGACCTTGTGCAGACTGCACGTGACGCACAAGCTGCTGCACAACGGGCACTTAAGGAAGTGCCTAACATGACGAATGAGCAGTTTGAAAAGACTGCTAACAAGTGGCTTGACGTTATTGGCTTCCAGACTATGGACCCGCAGGCACGTAGTGTTGTCTTGGCTAAGATTACACAAGACCCAGATGCACGCGCTAAGCTGTTCTCTAATATTGCTAACGTGCTGGGCGCGTACTCTGGCGTAGCTAACGCCAAAGACGTTACAGACTTGACATCTGACAAGCTGTTTAACAAGCACTTGATGAAGCTTGCTGAGCAGTTCCAAGCTGCAGACATGGGTGCTATTAGCACTACGTTTAACAACGTGGCTGGCAGCCGTCAGTTCTCTAAGCAAGTGCCGTCGTTTATTACGGAGTGGTTCGACCAGTTCCAGAACTTCCCAGAAGGTACGGACATCGAAGCCAAGCTGCGGGAGACTGTCTTCCGTGACCCGCGCATGTACGCCACTACCTACGGCAAGTTGTTGTTCCCTAACGGAGCAAGCAAGCCGATGGACATGGCAGGCATGGCTGCTATCCGCACGTATCGTCTTGGTGGTAACGAAAGCTCACAAGCTAAGTACACGGAGATGACCGAAGAGGAGTGGATGGGTATGCTGATTTCTGCAGTGTCTAATCCGGTTGAGGTTGCGCACAACAGCAAGTACCATTTCCTGCCCATCACTACGCCGTCTGACGCTACGAACACTATGATGGTGCCGGCGTTTATCTACGACATGCGCTCTGACGCAGGCAAGAAAGCAGCGCGTATGCAGCTGCGCAAGACTATTAAGTCTGAGTTCTACGAGCTGCAGCGCGTGCCGGGCCGCTTTACTATTGGTGCGGTGCACGAGTACTTGAGCAAAGAGCTGAACAGGAAGAACGAAGACGGGGAAGGCAACTTCCAGATTGACATGGCTACGCTGCCAGAGGAGTTGCTTAATGAGGCAGTGGACAAGGCCGTGGGTTCCTTTGCTAAGGAGGCGCAAGCTCTTGTTGCTGACGAGAACTTCCAGCGCGCTAAGCAAAAGTCTAACCGCAAGGAGTCCAATAACATGGAGCTCGCACTGACGATGGTTGTGTCGGGCTACATGAGCAACTGGTCTACTGGTGTGTCTCTTGCAGGTACGCCGAACGAGTTCAGCTCTAAGCTGAAGAAGAACACGGTTGACATGCAGAAGCGCCACAAGCACATCCTGTCCCCGGGTGTTGCTAACGCAGGCGTTACTGCTCGCTCCCACTTCCGCAGCGTGACGATGGTTGAGTCCGTCGAGAATCTGCAGAAGCTTTGGGAAGGACTTGACCAGACGTTTGCTCTTGACGACAACTACAAGAAGGTTGAGATTGCAGACGCTCAGTCCTACGTGAGCCTTGAGTTCTACGAGGACATCCTGATGGAGCACGGTGACTGGACCCCTGAGATTGGTGCTGCTATTGCAAAGGCCAAGAAGGGTGAGAAGCTGGACGCTAGCGACGTGAAGTTGCTGCGCCCGTACAAGCCGTTCTATTACACGCGTCAGTTTGATGCGGACCTCGGCATGTCCCGCTCGTACCAGATTAAGAACTCCATCATCCCTGTGGTGGGTGCGCTTAGCCCCGAGTTTAAGAAGTTTGAGGACTGGATGCGCGCGTCTGGTGTTGACCAAGTGCAGATGGGCACGGCCCACAAGGTGGGTCAGCACAAGAACAACATCCCACTGCGTAACGCAGAGGGTGAGTTCACTGGCGTTGCTCCTACTACTAACGAAGAAAAAGCCGCGTTTGACGAGGAGTTCGTGTACGAGCTGCCGATGACAGGATACCGCAAGCAGGTTAACGTCACCGACCACTGGCACTCTGACTCCGAGAACAAGCTTGCTAGTCAGCTCGAGAAGATTGTGACTGCCGCCGCTGTCCGTAACATGGGCGAGGAGGGTGCTCGTATTTCTAACGAGTTCGTCCAGACTATGGATGAGATTTACAAGGAGCAGTACGACAAGTTCTTTGGTCAGTTCGAGACTAGCAACGGAGAGATTAACAGCAAGAAGTTTGCTGAGTGGCTGCTTAGCGAAATGGCTGCAGATGAAATTACGGACTCTAGCCGTAAGCTAATTCAAGCTGGCATGTTCACCGCGCCTAGTGTGATTGGTGCAGTGCGTGGCCGTATCTTCTCTGCTGTGCAGAAGGAGGTGAACACCATTCAAGTGAACGGTGGTACGCAAGTGCAGGTGGCCAGCCAGTTCTTCCGGACTAACAAGAACCGCTTG